TTAAAATTCAAAAAACATCACCAAGAGGTGGTTATCACACTTGGCACTGTGAAGTTAATACTTTAGAGGTGGTTGATCGTTGTTTAGTTTGGATTTTATATCTAAATACTATCCCAAAAGGTGAGGGTGAAACTGAATTTTTATGGCAAGGTGTTAGAATACAACCAAAAGCAGGTACAATGGTAATTTGGCCCGCATTTTTTACACATCCTCATAGAGGAAACCCTGTTTATTCCTGTAGTAAATATATCGCTACTGGTTGGGGACATTATCAATCTGAAAGTGAATATGTTGAGGATTATTTTGAACACGATGACGAAAACCATTTTATTAGGAGAAAAAACTAATGGCATTATCTGATCAAGTAAAAGAATCTTTAGATTCGGCAGAGCATCATTTAAGAGAAGCACTTGCATTCTCTGCAAGAAACGAAAAACCATTTGTAAATAAATCAATTGCAGAAATGATTCAGACCATTGACAATATGGTACATGCTGATGAATTTTTTGATCAAATGGAACAGATTATGAAATCTAATGAAGAATAGAGTGTGACAGTTGATCAAAGTGTCCACTATTCTCCCCACAGACACCTAAAACCTGTATATTAAAAGAGTCAAAGAAACGGACACCATGATCACTGAGTTTGCTGACTTCGTTGCTACTCAAGATGCACGCAATGACATTCAACTCAACATCCGTAAGTATTGTCTGATGCTTTGTGATGCACTTGTGCTTGACTTTACATCACAGTATCCTGACTCTGATCCTTACAAGTTCTACATTGAGAGTGGTCGTAAGTATCACAAACTGATCATGGAGACTAATGGTGGATCCCGCAGTATTCATGCCTTTGTTGATAAGAAAACTGGTTCTGTGTATAAACCTGCTTCATTCAAAGCACCTGCAAAACACGAACGATTTAATCTGCTTATGATTGAATCTCGTGAGGAATGTTTCAATCGTGCTGATTGGGCAGGTGGTTATCTCTATCTGAAGTGAGGAATTTAACAATGAAACTTAATCATCACCAATGGAAACTTGTCTATGATGCTGTTCGCAAACAACAGGTGAGCAGTATGATTGATGGATTAAATTATAATGAATATAATACAATTCTTGACGAATTGTGGGATTTGGCATATTCTGAAACATATGCTAACATTCAAATGGTAGAAGACATTGCAAACTCCTGACAAGGTTAAGAAAGACTACGAAAAGTGGTTTACGGACACATTCTGCGAACTTGCGGAGTATGATGATGGGGCAGAGGTTCTTCAGCATTGTATGAACTATGCCATCGCAAATCTGACTTCATGGCATCTCAAAGAATTACAGTCTCTGAGTGACATGCAGTCTATCACCGAAAAAACTTTTTCCAAACAAAACGATGCACCTGATTGATTCTCTGGAAACCAAAACTGACTGGGGTAAGATCTTTGGTGTTGTAGATTCACTCTACAATGATAAAGGATTCACCTCTAATGCTGATAACTTTGCCCGTGCAACTGCTGTAGAGAAAGCAATCGCAAAGTTCTCAGATCTTGAACGTGTGGATCAAACTGGGTATGATTTTGTCTTTGGTGATACTAAAGTAGAACTGAAGATGGGTAAGAATTTGTTCTACAAACGTAAGGACATTCATGCCACTAAAAAGTTTAAGGTCAAGTCTTTCCTGAGTGAGAAGAAGACTGTCGAAGATTTCAAGCAACTGAAAACTTTCGACTACATGATGGTGATTGATCTTACTGCACGTCGTGTGGTGATTGTTGATGACGAGAAAGCACGATCTCTCTACACTGATGGTGCTGATGGTGCTATGATTGAACTCAAACTCGGTGACTATTATGAGTGTGACCTGGGTGACTTTGATGTTACCGAACCACCCACATATTTGTCTGAATCTATCAATAAAGCAATCGAGGGTTATCTTGACTTCTAAAGAAAAACTACTGTTCGTTTCATCATTTGTTTGGTTTCTTCATTGGGGAACACATTTAACATCAACTATTATTGAAACATTAATTAAGATGTGACAGTTGAAAAACCTACACACACCCACTTGATTTTTTCCTCATTTGATGCCATACTAACAGTATGAAAAACACACACCAAGAACACGTCGAAGATTGCATCCTAACAGGTGATCTTTCTGCCATTGATTTGCTTTACAACTTTACACATGCAAGTGTAAAGATGGATGGTATTGCTATTGTTTGGGGTAAAGATCCTGCTACAGAAACATTTTTTGTTGGAACTAAAGCAGTTTTTAACAAGAAAAAGATAAGAATTGCACACTCTCACGATGAAATTGATCAATTCTATGAAGGTGAGGTTGCAGATATTCTGCATAGTTGTTTTAATTTTCTTCCTCGCACAGATTCTATCTTGCAAGGTGACTTTATTGGTTGGGGCAATGGTCGCATTTTTACTGCCAACACGATTACTTACGCGTTTTCTGAACTTGTAACACAAAAGATTATTATTGCACCACATACAGAATACTTTGCAGAGAATGATCTTCGTGATGCTGTAGCATTTCCACTTAAAGAACATTTTACTGATAATCAAAAAGTAAAATGGGTGCAACCTTGTGTCGATTGGATGCCAAGTGCTGGTGAACCTGCAATCGATACTAGTAAAATTAAATTTCTTGACGAAAGAACAGCACAATGCTGTAAGAAAATCATCAATGCTTTTGTGCGTGAGAGTAAAGAACTCACTTACGAATTGCTGACGGTGATTTTTGATTGTCCTAATCTTGCAAGTCTTTATCTTACTGTGATTGAGATGAAAGAAGATTTGATTGATAGTTTTATGATTACAAATTGTCCCAAATCTTATATTGGAGACCTGCAAGTTAAGCAGGAAGGGTTCACTATTTCTGATGAATCTGGTCGTGCTGTGAAACTTGTAGATCGTGAAATCTTCTCCATGAATAACTTTGTTCTTCCAAAACGATGGGAGACACCCGGACGGTGAGACAAGTGGCACACAGACCCTTGTAGGTGCCTCTAAATCGTGTATTCTATAGAAGTCAAACGAACACAATGAACCAAATGTTTGAAGATCTCGTCGAAATTTTTGAAGAGATGAATGATGAAACAATCAATCAAATGCTTGAAGAAATGGAACCAAAAAAGTTTGATGTTGAAGAGTATTTGAATAGTAATTATGATTACTGATTACCACAAACACTAACTTCTTTTTTCTTATCATGGGCACTCGTTCTCGCATCGGTATTCAACTCAGTGACAATTCTATTCTCTCTGCTTATCATCATTGGGATGGTTATCCTTCTTGGTTGGGTAAAATACTTAGGACACACTACACCACGACGGAAAAAGTATCGGAACTGATTGATGGTGGCGATATGTCATCTTGCTGGACTGATGAACGGTGGGATAGTGAAACTAAAGTTCAAGAATACGGTCCTCAATACTATTCTCAACGTGGTGAAGATTGTCCTCCACGTCTTGATGAGAACCTAAAACAATTCATCGAAAATGGTGAAGAGTATGGATACATTTTCTGCAATGGTGAATGGATCTGCTATAATACTCGCAGTTGGGATGACAATTATGGAAAAGAAGAAACTATTCCTACAGGAGCACTTGCCAAATGAAACTTGACATTCTGGGTTTCTTACTTGTCATTTCATCCACCAAATTATTCGGAGTTTCTAATGGAATCTTATGAAAACCAACGTCTTGATAGACTGACAGATGCAATTTTTGATTACATTCAAGATGATACAACTAGTGCAAGAAATTTGTACTTAGATATTAGAAATGAAGTTGAAAGTATTCGAGAATATCACAAAAAGTATATGGATAAGTGCAATGACCTCCTTGATCATCTAAATGGATTTCGTGAGATTGATTTAGATTATTCTGATTATGAACAACCAAATGATGTAATTGTGGGGTCAATTTCCACTTCAACATCATCTGATTGGGATGATTTTTGGGGAACTGATTACTACCCTTACTAATGGAAAGTCTTTTCAAACTTGCAACTGAGATTGCTGCATCATCACCTTCAAAGAAGAAAGTTGGTGCTGTTCTTCTTAAAAAAAATCGAGTGATTGTCTGTGCCACTAACAATGAGACCAAAACTCATCCAATTCAAGCACATTGGGCGCAGAAAGTAGGACGACCTCAGAAGATCTTTCTTCACGCAGAATTGTCTGCATTAGTGAAAGCAAAGGAGGAAGGAGATAAGATCGTTGTTGCACGTTTGGGAGGACATAATCATGATGAACTTAGAATGGCAAGACCCTGCCCAGTTTGTGAGGCATATCTCAGAGATTGTGGCATCAAAGATGTATACTACTCTGTAACAAATAACAAATGGTCTTATGAACACTGGGAGGATTGACTAATGCTTTATGACATCGAAGTTCGACCTGGACGTGATACTGGGTTTTTTCAGTATTATACAGAAACCGTTGAGGCACAAACATCACATGATGCCGTTTCAAGAGTTCAACGTAGAAACCCTGGATGTGATGTTCGTTGTACTCGATCTTACACTGAAGATGGTGGAGGTTCTTCATTCTCTGATATGGGAGATATGGGAGGTTGGTTGATACTTGGTGCAATTC